CTAGACATCTTCCAAATCATAAATACACTCAATGCCATTAACTGCAAGAATATCATAGCGTACCTGTACTTTTAATCTTTCTTTTTGTCCAATTATTTCTTTACATAAGAAAGCAAATTCTGCCGAAGACTTTTTATATAACTTTGCAGTGGTCTTACTTATAGCAAAAAGTAAAATCTTACAACTATATATTTTACCAACCTGTAGAAATTCAAATTTGCTACTTTCCAAATCAGTATTATCAAAGACAGTTAAAAATTGATGATTATCGAGATTTTCCAAAATTAAATCTCTAGTCATTTCGTAGTCTTTAATTTTTAGAAGTTTGTACATAATCGCTTTGCCATTAACTAATTTTTATTATCTCTATCAGACGGGGACTTAACTTCGCGCAATTCTTTGTAATTAATTTTGGTTTTAACCATTCTTATTCTCCCATCTCATGTAGATCTAATATAATGATACACCAGCTTATTATATACATGAGGAGAAAATTTTATTTTTTGATAAGAAAAAAGCTACATCCTTAATCAAGACATAGCTTCTACATGACGATAATAATTAAATATGACTTTTTTGATATATAGCAGCTGGTCTTGATACTCCACAACTTATCATTATCTCTTCTACAGACATATTTTTAATTTGTTCATAGGGCATTAATAATTCAGCAGCAAAACATTCTGCTTGCCATTCAGGCTTTTGATAAAGTTTTAATGACCCATCATATCTATATAAAACTGGCATTTGTATCACATCTCTATGTAACAATATATGACCAATTTCATGGGCAATTGACATTCTGTCTTTACCAATTCCTTGGCAAGCATCTTCATATACTGAAGACTTAATATAAATTGTCTTGGCTTCAACATTAGTCATTGCTTGAACATGTTCATCCAGCTGCCAATCCTCTACTATTTCATAATTAAAACTAGAATCAATTTCGCTAAGCCGATCAAGTATCATTACGACATCAACATAAGGCTTAGTTACTGAAATGTTTAGTTTTTTCTTTAATTCTTCAGCTACTAATCTCAAGCTTGTTCGTGATACTGGATGAGCTATATAAGGAGTATCATAATTAACTATTTTTGTCATCGCCTTTCATTAAAATTGTAGTTATGATTGATTTATCCTTATCAGTTAAATCATCAAATTTTCTTGCCAACTTTAACATAGTTTCTTGCTTTTCAGGAGAAAAACCTGTTAAATCTAAACTACCTTTACTTAATTCTACTGCATCATTTAATTCTTGAATTTGAATAGCATCTAAATTATAAATTGACGCAATATCATTAACTAAAGAAGCTGGTACTTTCTTGTGACCATTCTCAACACCAGACAAAAAGGCTGAACTAACACCCACTTTCTTAGCCATATCATATAATCTCTCTTCTCTATCTATCCTCAGCTTTCTTAAAAACTTTCCTAGTGCTGTAACTGCCATAATACTACCCCGCTATATATTCTCCTACCGATAAATCTATCTTTTATATATTACCTTACTATATTATTTACTTCTAAAATGTCATATCTCAAAGGTATTAAATATATTTTTCTATTTTTTATCTCGTTTTCAAAATCTCGATTGACATATAAGATATTTCCCTGGCTATCTTGTATTTTTAATCTTTCATACTTACCAATTTGTTCTTTACCTATAAATTTAAACTTTTCTGCTTTTCTTTGATATGCTTTTTCATATTTTTGTATTCTGGCAAAAAGTAAAATTTTACAATCATATGTTTTACCAACCTTCATAAATTTGAACTTGTCGCTTGTTAAATCGGTATCATCGAATACCGTTAACACTTGCTGATTTTTTTGATTTTTTAAAATTAAATCACGTGTAAACTCATAATTAATTATGTCTTCTAACTTATACATACTTATCCCTTCAACAATTATTGTGTAAATGGATAGAAAGTTACTATAAATCCATTACTTCCATATGCCACCTTATATGTAAATCCATCTTTCTCATATAGATAAACATCCGATAACTCATCACCATTTTTTTCATGTCTTTTTTCATGTAAAATCGGCTTCAGTTGCAAGACTTCTCTTAATAAAATTAAAATATTTTGATTTGGTAGAAAATCTTTCGAATGTCTAAGTTCTATATGCTTCAATCCAGCTCGCTCATTACCCTTTTCTAACCACATTAATTTTCCATCATAATTTCTAGTAATCATCAAGACGTCTGACTTAGTAAACTTATTACCACTATTTTCAAGTTCCTCCATCAAATCATCAGGCACTAATCGTTTCTTGGCTCCTTCAGTATGAGCATAATTTCCATAACCACGTCCCATTAGCACGCCTTCTTTGCATAAAGTTCTCGCCAAGTGGGATAAGATATAAATTCTACTTTATCTTTATACTGACCAAAGATATCATCTGGTATACCGCCATATACTAAGACCAGTCTAGGTTGCACAATATCTAAAGCAATCCCTAAGCCGTCCTTGAATAACTTTCTCTTTTCTGGATCATGAATTTGTCCATATGTACCCATAGCACAAATCTGATCTTTAGGAATACCTAAAAATGCAAATTCATAAGATCGTTCATCTCCCCAACTTAAATTAGGGATTACCTCTATTCCTTGTGACTGAAGTTCTACCGCAACTCTATTTTTTTCAAATACTGCATGCTTTTGTAAATGCAGTGGCGCATCAGCATAAATTGAAAAATCAGGTTGCACAACTGATCCAGCTTTCTTTAACGATGGAATTATTCTCTCAAGTTTAGATTCTTGTAAGTTAGATTCAAATTTTTTATCCCATTCATAAAAGACTATTGTGTCATTTAACGACGCATCTTTGCGATCACTAAATCTAACCATTTGGAATGGTATAGCCATATCTTTATTTTGTGGCTTTAATACAGGATATTCATCTTTACCTATAAAATAAGCATCTTTTAAGCTTAACACGCTTAAATCCTACCTCGATTCTATAAAAATATATTATTAATTGAATGTAAGATAAATAGAAGTATGTTAAACTTAGTTTGTCAGAATTAGTAGTTTAACTACTTTTAGAAGCAACTGTTCCAGCAGTTGCTTTTTATTTACCTTTTATATAAATAATATTAACCTAATTTAGTTAACAAATCAAATTATTACTCAAAATAATTTTTTAAAAGAAAAAGATGATAAGTTAACTTATCATCTTAAATAAATTGAATATTCTGCTACTGATTTGTTTTTGTTCCTTATATGGGGGAAGTGGGATAGGCAAAGCTTCTAAATCGCCTTTTCTAATCGAAGGAGAATTATCTCCCTTCATTAATTTAGTCATTGATCTAATTACATAATTTGATAAAACCAAATAAAAGATATATTTAGTATCTAATTTACTGAAAGGTTTTAACACATAAAATCCTGTACTAGCCACCTTATAAGTATCACTTTCTGGAACCACGGCTATATTCTTTAAATATGGTCTAACAACTGAAAATAAAATATCCCCGTTTTCTACTTGTTGTCTTGCTCGTGAAGCAGTTTTATCTTTAGAAATATTTACATAATTCTCTTTATCAACTAGATTAGTTTTATTATTAACACTCGCAATATCAATGTAATAAAAATTTTGATTAGGCTTTTTCTTAATTTCTGGTTTTAATATATCCCCCAATCTCACCCATTCCCAACTATCAGGAATATCGAAAGGCTTCTCCTCATCAGTGATTGGTGGCAGCGGCTTGGTCTTCTTAATCTTCTTCTCCTTAACCAACTGTTCCTTCTCGGCCTTGATCTTCTCAAGCAACTCGCTCGCCGGCTCATCATCAGGATCTTGCTTAACCAGTTTGCCTCGCATTGCCAAGTCCAGCACCTTATCATGCAGCATCTGCTTTAATTCAACGTATTGGTCATTAGAAGATTCGACTTTGCGAAGCAAAGCGAATAGCTGCGCTATTTTGTCAGCGATTCGACTTTGCGAAGCAAAGCGAATAGCTGCGCTATTTTGTCAGCGATTCGACTTTGCTCTTCAAGTGGTGGGAGAGGTATCATTAAATCATTTAAAAGAGTCTTATTTAAAGTCTTTCCTTTAATAGCTGGCGTTGCATACCCCATGTTACTAATTATAGGTAGCAAATAAAATAAGTAATTTCTCGTAACATTATCAATATTCAAAACCGGATATATTGAAATAATCGCTTCATTATGAACTGCAGGTTTATCCAATATCACAGTTTTACCAATAGTGAGTTTAAAACTCATTAATAGTGTACCTTTTGGAACCAATTGATTTTTAAATGTTTCTTCTAATGCTTTTTGAGTTATTTTTTCCTTAGTTTCACTTATTCGATCATCTTTCATATCAGAGATTGCTACCCAAGGATATTCTCCATTTTTCCAATAGGTGTGAGTTGCCCTTTTAGGAGTTTTTCCTAAATAAAAGTTAACTATGTTACCAAACCTAACCCATTCCCAACTATCAGGAATATCGAAGGGCTTCTCTTCATCAGTAATTGGAGCAAGGGGCTTAGTTTTCTTAATCTTTTTTTCCTTAACAAGCTGGTCTTTTTCTGCCTTAATCTTCTCAAGTAAGACACTGGCTGGTTCATCATTAGGATCTTGCTTAACCAACTTGCCGCGCATTGCCAAGTCAAGGATCTTTTCCCTTAGAGCTTGCGCATCAAAGTTTAAACTATTAATCGTCATCTTCAATTCCTTCCAACGCCTTATTTAATTCCGCAATTGCTTCATTAATAGCTTTCGCCTTTTCATTCATGTCAGACATAATTTCTTTAAGTGACTTCTGCTGCTTCTCTTCTTCATCACTCATCCATGAAATATCAAGACTAGTATTAGGGCGCTTCATAATCTCATCAATTGAAAACTTGCGCCAGCGACCATTAGGATTCTTTTCCTTATCCCAAGTTTCTTGACGCTTTGTGCGGTCGTCAGCACAGAATACTTTTTCAAATTCTTCAAAATCCTGCTTATTCAACGGATTTCTCTTACCGAATGATCTCATCTGATGACGCATATCATAGATCCAGACATCCTTGGTATTATCATAGTCACTTTCACCACGTGTGAAGAATAAGACATTAGTCTGCACACCTTGGGCATAGAAGATACCCGTTGGTAATCTCAAGATAGTATGAAGATTGCACTTATTCATTAAGTCCTTGCGAATATCTTCACCCTTACCAGAGTCAAATAAGACATTATCAGGTACAACCACAGCTGCGCGAGCCTTACCATTCTTCTTCAATGAATTATAGATAATCTGTAAGAAGTTAAGCTGCTTGTTAGAAGTGTCATAAGTTAAGTCATCACGACTTACTCGCTCGCCACCTCGCTTAGTGCCGAATGGTGGATTGGTCAAGACCACGTCGAAGTCCTTCATCCACTTACCTGCACTAGACAAGGAATCGCCTTGCTCTAGTCGCCCGTTCATTTTATGAAGATATTCATTCATCATGGCCAAACGGTGAGTACCCGGAACTAATTCCATACCCGAGAAAGCATCTTCTTTTTGGAATTTAGCTTCTTTAGGACTAAGGTCAAAGTAATCATCATTCTTTTCTTTCAAATATTCATCTGCTGCCACCATAAAGCCAAAAGTACCAGCTGCAGGGTCATTCAATCTTTCGCCAATTTTTGGTCTAGTCATCCTAACCATCATGTTAATTAAGGGACGGGGAGTGAAGTATTGACCTGCACCAGACTTAACTTCTTCGGCGTTTTTTTGCATTAAGCCTTCATACATATCACCTAATCCCTCTTGGCGAGCAGTGAACCAATCTAAAGCATCAATATCTTTGATAATTTTTTCTAAATTGGCTGGCTCATCAATAGTAGTAGAAGCATTTCTATAAATAACATTAATTTTAGCGCTGTGTACCTTATCCGGATTACCCAAGTCTAATAGTAATTGCCGATAAAAGCTCATTAGTTCCGTTCCCTCATGAGCCACTAATGCATCCCAGCGTAAATCTTGGGGAATATCATCTTCTTGACCTTGTTCTTTACTCATCTTTAAGAATAACAAGTAAGTTAATTCAGTAATGTAATCTTGATAGCTAACTCCGTCATCACGCAATACATTACATTCATTCCATAATTTTTGAACAATTTCTTGGTTATTCACGCGCACTCTCCTTAATTATGCATATAAATTATCATTTAATGTCTTTACAATATTATCAATCTGCTTAGGGAATACCTTTTTCATGCTCTTGTAGCCGCCATGCATTCTAAACAATTCATTGTCATCAAATGCATGTTCTGCATCAGGTCCCAAAACTGTAGTTTCTTTTAATTGCTTTTCAATTCTAGCAAGCCACTTCTTTTGAATTACTGTCCAATCTGCCATACCATAGATCTTTTGCATCGCATTACGTATTCTAGTTTCATGATCGGTTAGTGGTGACCCGATTGCAGCCTGACGAATAAAGCTAATAATGTCAGCGGTAGTTTGCACATGATTAGCGTTCTTCCAAGCGGTTTGCAGGCTATTTTCTTTAAAGCCATTTTGTTCTAAATGCAGCTTAATCTGCTTCAATTCGTTCAAAGTTAAGTCCTTCGGGCGTGTAGCAATAATATTAAGTGCGGGAATAACATTAATATTTTGTTTTACAAAATTATTAAAGCTATCTATATAATCACCAGGTTCTAAATTACCATTGCCATAACCACGTTTAACGTCTAGCAATTCATCCTTTTCACTAGAAATATATTGCTTGGGTCTTACAGATTTAAGATATGATAATTTTTCAAATTTATCCCACTGACTGACGAACTCATCTTCACTCATTTTAGAAAGTGAAGCTGCCCATTGATCAATTGATTTTAATTCATTTAACCGCTCAAAATCTTTTTTAGAGGAATCTGGTAAACGCTTAATCTTCCGTTCAATCGCTGCTGACATGTCTGTTTGGTACTGTTTAACTAACTTATGATCAGCAACTTCAAAGAAATCATGCTTTTTACTTACATAGTAGCTGACATCGTGCTTAGGATCCTTAACTACCGGTTTCATATCAGTAACCTTACTCATTGCGTCATAAATTCCCACTGCATCATAAATTTCAAAATGATCCTTATTAATTGCTGGACACAAGCGAGTTGCTCGTCCCAGCATTTGCTCATAGAGTATACGTGATTTTATTTGTCTTAAAAAGACTAAATTTGAAATAGTCGGTACATCAATACCCGTAGTTAACAAATCAACAGTAACTGCTATATTAGGGAATTCCTCATTTTTATAGCGGCGTATTTCTTCATCAGGATGACGTAAATAGCCTGTAATCTTCTCAATGGCGTCGTCGTTAACACCATTACCAATTTTTTTGAAAGATTTTTTTAGTAAATCTACAATCATATCTGCATGTGCATCATTTGCTGCAAAAATTAGTGTCTTACCCATGTTAGGATCGTTAGGATCAAGTTGACTAGCCAAGTAATCGCAGACTACTTCATTAAAGGAGCGAGTAATGACCCGCTTATTGAAGTCTTTAAGATCAAAATCCATATTATCAGGTAATTCTTCCTTACTTACAGACTTACTTAATTCATCATAAACGGAAACTTTACCCTTCTTTAACTTAATACCTTCTTGAGAAAGTTTGGTTTGGATAATGTGTGGTGCATTATGATCAACTAATACTCCATCAAGTACACCTTGCATATAACTATATGAATAAATTGGTCTACCAAAAATATTAATTGTCTGTAAAGCTGGTGTAGCTGTCATGCCGATCACTACTGCATCAAAATAGTCAATTACACGCCGATACTGACTAATATAATCTTGCTCATTATATGCATGATATTCTTTTTCAGACATTTGCCTATCTTCAGCATACCCACGGTGGGCTTCATCAACGATAATAAAGTCATACATCCCTACAGATGGTTTTTTCATTTTATTATCATTATAAAATATCCGTTTAATCATCCCTTGTACAGTCGCAATTTGAATTTTAGTTGATGATTCAGGCAATTTATTAGCTAATTCCTTCATTCCATAGATAGAAGCAAGTGGATAATTGCCTACCTTATTATCTTTAATAGCATCAGCGGCTTGATGACCAAGTGAATTTCTATCTACAAGATAAAGAATTCTACGTGCACGCTTGTGCTTTAATAAGCGATACATTAAAGCCATAGCAGTTCTAGTTTTACCAGTACCAGTTGCCATTGCTAAGAGGAGTTTCTTTTTACCATGTTTAATTCCATCTTCTAAAGCTTGCACTGCTTCTTTTTGATAGTAGCGACCAGCAAATTCAGGGAATTCATCATCTTTTGTGAGTGATTGGTTAGCAATAATTTTCTTTACAGCAGTAAGTTTTAATTTTAAATCGTTTGGACTATGAAATTCCTCTAGAGCATAGCTGCTATCTAATGCATTTCTAGCATCCCAAAACCAAATACCAGATTTTTCTTCATATTGCTTAGTATAAGGTCGACCATTAGCAACATAAATAAAAGGTGCTTTATAATGATCCGTATTTTGTACAATTAATTGATACTCATCAGACTCTGAGAATAAACGTGAGTATTCTTTGGCTTGAGGCAGTTGTCCAGAAATATCAGATCCCCACGCTTTAGCTTCAATTACACCTACTAGCTCTTTTCCAATGAAAAGGGCGTAGTCGGCACGCTTTTTATTAGGAAGAACCCACTCAGCAATTGCCATATTATGACCCTTTTTAGGGAGCGTATTATTTTTAAAATTATTGAGTTTCTCAGTATCCGCTTCCCAGCCAGCATTTTTTAATTGGTCATCAATTAATTCGCGGGTCTGCTCTTCAGTAATTTTATATAACTTGGCATATTGAATAGTAATTTTATGTCGCTTTTCTTTTTGCGCTGGGGTTGGCTCTGGATTTACATTAGGTTGAGCTTGTAATTTAGCTATTTGAGCCTTTAGTCTAGCAACTTCATCTTCTTTATCAGCTAATATTTGCTTCATATCTACAGGCAACTGATATGGCTGAATTTTATCTTGTGAAAAAATTTGTAAAAACCAAGTCCAAACCACATATGCCAATTTATCAATTTCTAAAGCATCAGCTTGTACAGGCTGAAATTCAACTGCAGTTTGATGCGTTGCTCGATTACGCTTTTTTCTAATTATGTCTAAATCTTGCAAAACAATATCGGGATATTCATTATTCGAATATCTCATAATATCAATACGTTCTCTTTGAGAGGTATTGTAATTAGTTAGACCATTCAATCCATCTAAGCGAAAAATTTCTTGAGTAAGCTGCTCTGCAAATGTTCCAAAGATAGTTAAGCTACTACGCGGATCAGAATAAACTAGGCTTTCTGCACTATCAGCTAACTTTGCATATGGCAAATAATTTTTGTCAGTCGTTATAAAATTTCCCATAATTATTCCCATTTCTTTTAAAAATTATCAATCTTAGTATAACAAAATTAACACAGCTTGAGATAAGTTAGTCGTTATGTTATGTAAACTACAGAATTCTACCACTATTTAAGCACTTTATCCAAAAACAAAAAAGAGGGTTTCAATTAAGAAACATCCCCTTAAGTTTATTATGCTAAATGAACTTGCGACTTATCAATTAATTGGTCATCCCTAAATAGCAAGATAGCATTAGCTCCACGCCTACCATTTAAACCAGTTCTCCATGTTGCAGTAATTAAGCTATGGTCGTTAATTCTGCTTTCATTATAACCATCTGGTTCATCAATAAGTCCAATAATGCTAGAATATGAACTATTAGTTTCCAAGTTATCAAATACTTCTAACGTCAGCTTCTCAGGACGCTCACCCCACCTAAAGCCAGTAATATTTTTAGAAATGACATGGTCTGAAGTTAGTTGAATAGTCAAGATAATCATATTGCGACGCCAAGTATAAACCTTAACATCAATATCTTGAATCTTAGAATCAGTTATTACATCAGGTTCGCCAAATAATTCTAATATTTCAGACTCATTGCTGCCACCATGACCGTCATCTGTTAGATCACCTACGTTAACTAGATTGAACTTTTCCCGTAATTTCTTGGCTTGCAGGATACGACTATTTTCTACAACTTGCTTTTGCTTATTTTTATCTTGAACTTTTTTACCATAAGATTCTACCGCTTTTACTGCTGCAAAGACCATTGAAATAGTCATTGCTAGCTTTTTTATTTTTTTAATTCTTTTAAACATAGCTCTTCTTTTTCTAATATTAAGTGTATTTTCACTTGAATTATATCATTTTCAAAAAAGCAAAAACAACTGAAGTCCTAGGTTACGCTTTAAGCAATCAGAAAATCATTGATAATACTTGATTTTAAATAAAAAAAGCCAGTTCAAATTAATGAACCGACTAAATCAAAATTATATATAACTTAACTCTGTATATACCATAAGGCTATGCCTTAACTGCTGCTTGCTTATGTACATGAACATAATGGCCAACGGCATAAATGGTAAAGCAAACGAAGAAAATCATCGAAATGATCAATGCTTGTTTAGGATCTGGAGTAATTGCGTTGATAACCATTGGTGAAATTGCACACCCAACATTAACCAAAACTAAGACAATTGTTGTAGCCAAGTTAATTGAATCATGCGGTGCAGCCCAGTCTAGCCAGTTAGCTAGCCCGGTTTTTAACTGTTTTTAAGCGTGGTATGTGCTTTTATACCAATATTTTTTGTAGATATTCGATTATAGTTGTGTTAAAGTTTTCGAACTTTTTTCGAACAAATTAAAAGCCTACTGAATTTCAGAAGGCTTTTTTTTGCTCCATAAATACTGTATAAAAAAACTATAGCACTCATTTGCCTTAAGTGCTAATCTATTATTTTTTCTAATGCAATTAAATCATCTAGTACCTGACCTGGCGTTCTGCCTAAAGTATCTGCAACTGCACTAATCACTTTTACTGTTTGCCCTGACAAAGGCTTGGTTGGTGCTACTGCACTTTGCAAAGTAGTTTGTGCAATTCCTGTAGCTTTGTGAATCTGGTATCTAGTCACACCATTTTGATCTAAATACTGTTGTAAAACGTTTTTCATAATTTTCTTCTTATTTCTCTTATTAAAATATCTTTGAAATTATCCATCCTAAAATGCCTAATTCAAGTATTGCAAGAATAAAAACTCTTGGTCTTAAATCTAAATCGAATTTAAATTTGATTCCATTAATCATTTTTGTGAATCTGTATCTTTTCATATTTACTTCTTGAAACGGGCTTGCTAAAATTGGGTATAACAAGTAGAGGAGTTATCCTCCCCATCTTGCTATAGCTTCCACTTGAAGTGGATTGTCAAAGTCGGTATTACAAATAGAGTCAGGTTCAATTGAATCTCTATTTCTACCGGCTTTTTTATTTTGGATTTTATCCAAGCCCAAAGCTTCAATATTTTCACCTCTTTTCCATTCCATGATTTAATTACCTCCTCTCTTATTCCTTACATTTATTATAATACGATATATCGTTGTAAAAGTCAACAGAATCTAGTAAAGAAATCAAAAAAAATACGCAAAAAAGGCTATCCAGGGAATTACACCCCAGATAGCCTTTTTTGAATCTAGCCTAGAATAATTTTTACTTTTTTACCATTAATATATACCGTTTTGCCAGACTTAGTTTTCACTGCAAAATAATTTTCTTTTGACAAATATTTATAAGGATATAGGATAGTACTCTTCTTAATTTCTTGGCCAAATAAATTATTTTATAAATACACATTATATTTATGAATATATGTATATCGCCAACTTTTTTAATTTTTTTGAACTAAATTATTTTTTCTAGCGCAATTAAATCATCTAATACTTGACCTGGTGTTTTACCTAAAGTTTTTGCAACCGCACTAAGTACTTTCACCGTTTGACCCTCAAGTTTTTTACCCTCAGCCGTTGCATGTGATAGAGTCATTTTAGATATACCTGTTTCTTTGTACACCCTGTATTTGCTTATTTTATTTTTGTCTAGATATTTTTGTAATACGTTCATTTTCTGATAATTCCTTTTTTTGTTCTACTTTCTTTTCTAATTTTCTAGTTTTCCAAGTAGAAAATGCTGCAATAACGCAAAGTAAAGCGAAGATAATTACACATACAGCTGAAATTTTTGTTAACATGATAAACCTTTCCAATGTTGTATAATACAAGTTGCCAAAGAAAGGCTCTAAGAAGAGTCTTCTTTGTCCATCTTTTTGAGTTCTTTTTTCAGCTTTTTGGTATTTAAATGGTTCATATAAATCTTTTGTACCATGATTACAGAGCCAAGAATTGAACCAACAAGCGTTGCAATTGAAAGAACTGTATTAAGCATTGGATTTTCCTCCTTTCGTTAATCTTCATTATTATAGTAACATATAAGTTACTAAATGTAAATATGATTGGCAAAAAATCTAATGAAATATACAAAAAAAGACCATCAAGGAACTGATGCAATCCCACTTTAGTGAAATTGTATCAAACTTAATCCCTGATGGTCTTTAATATTTTATACGTTTATAGCACGATAAACGCCCTATTACCAGTTACGTAAACCGTCTTATCTTTGTATTTGTCTTTTAATGCTAAGAAGCGTCCCTTGCGTCCTTCAAACTTATATTTTGCGCCCTTTACAAGCTTATACACCTTGCCTGCATCTGCTTTAGGTGCATCAAGTGCATGTGTATTATCTAGCATAACTTTTAAAGTACCGCTCTTATAATCATCATAAGCTATAGGGTTAGACTTCGTAATCCCTGCGCGTCCGTCAAACCATTGATTTTTACCAACTTTAATAGCGCCATTCTTTTCATCAAGCACGATAAAGCTGGAGTTCTGTGGTCTGCTACCAATTGATTTTTTTAAATCATAATCATCATATAAGGTAGCACCAGCCTTATTAGTTACGACAAATACTCTTGGTACGTCCCACTTTACTACTGGGTGAACGGTGACTTCCATCTTTTCGGGTAGCTTAACCTGCTCTGCTACTTTAGCACTTGGATTAGATTTAGTGACGTCAATTAACATAACATTGCCGTCTACGTGCATACCCTTCCAATTGTCGGTAAATTGCCAGATTGCTACACCGTCCATAGACGGGAAGTAATTAAAATTAGGAATATCTACTTTTGTACCATTACCACTCGGATAGGCAGCAACCCATAGTGAGTTAGGATACTTAGCTAAAATTAGCTTAGTATTGATGTTGTTTCTAAGTAAAGATGCGCCAGAATAAAGCAAGGGTTTATAGCCAGCCTTAGCTACAGTATCCATAAATGCTAACACAGCACTTGCACTGACATTAACACCGCCATCGACCTTGTTACCGTCGCCAGTTTCCCAGTCGCACGCAAGTGCTGATCCCTTTGGAAGTCCTACACTCTTAGCTTTAGCTATAGCACAGTTAGCTTCGCTTACTGCTGCAAGGCTATTAGCTCCAAAAGTAGCAAAATGATACCCCATTGGAGCAATGCCTTGCTTTTTAGCACTTGTAATTTGATCGTACGCTACAGGGTTTTGATAGCCTGTACCTTCTGTGAGTTTAACAATAGCAAACTGTGCGCCTGGATAATTTAGCCTAGCATCCTGATAAACAGATACATCTACACCATATGTCCTAGCCATTACTTGCCCTCCTGATTGTTATTTTCCACTTCAACAGTAGTAGGCGCTAATTTCTTTTCTTCTTCTGGTACTTCTTCACTCGCTACGCTAATAGTATCAGAGGTGGATTTCATGACCTTTACACTCTTTTCGATTTCACCTTTGATAAAGGCTTCCCCTGGATTAGGTAAGTGAGCTAGTGACAAGGCTGTAGTAATCGCATTGACCACAAAACTAAGCTTTTCATCTCCGCTACCTCCATTCTTCTCTGCTTGATATACAAGTGATTGGGCATGAGTAGCAATATACTTAGTAGCCTTAGCGAAGTTATCACCTTCTTGTGCCTTTTTATCAATAGATACTTTGTTTTTTACGTAGTAAGCGCCTAATCCTGCTACAGCAACACCTACTACAATCATAACTATATCAGTAATTTCTTTAATCAAAGTTAATGACATTATTTTTTCTCCTTCAATTTACGATTTTCTCTTATCAGTTTGTTAATTTCTCGTGATTTCTCTTGCAGCTCTTTATCTTTTCTCGCTATCTCTTTGCGTAAAGATTTGATAATGTCTTGATAATTATCTGCTATTTGGGCATAACTGTCCCTTTTGTTTTTGCCAAAGGCAAGCCATGTAGTACCTATAGCACCAATGACACCCCCTATTGCGCCTATAATAGCGCCTATGTACTGCAACCGAACCACCTCACTCAAAATAAGCACAAATATTGACTAGCAAAAAGAAGCCGATATTACCTATCGTTGAGTGTGACATCTTAACTGCTGCATCTACCATAGGCATACCCGACAAGTGCCAGAATTGGACAAATGCCAGTGCCATAAAGATACAACCACAAGCAATTAAAAATCCTTTTGTAACCAGTTTTTTCTTCTGTCCCCATATAAGATACATAAAAAATGACAAACCGATAATGATGATCAAAGCATCAATTCGGATGTCATTTTCGATGACTCTCATACTTGGCGGATAGAAGAAGTAACTACGGTCAAACAAAAGACCTAATCCAGTTGCTGTGACCACTCCAGATATTAAAACCTCACATAAGTGCAGCAGCTTATCAAATAGCAATCTATCTTCCTGCTTCATATATACCGCCTAGTTCCTACGCTGTTGCTGGGTAATCCTCACCGACGATCTTTTTATAATCATCTTGATAAAGAATATCTCGCTTAATTAAATCTGCAATTTCTTGTTTGCTATACATGCCGATTGCATAACCGCATGTGTAAAAAACCACGTTATTTTCATGGATAAGTTCTAAAAAGTTTGTCATTTTATTACCTCCTAATTAGCTTCTGTTTTTGTATCTGTACTAGTATCTTGGGCTGGTTGCAATGCTTCGACGCTCTTAGTCAAAGTAGTTAAAGTGGACTGTACAGTTTTCATCATTTCGTTGGTATTTTGAGTTTGCGTCATAAACTGTTTCATAAATTCCGCATTTTGCTTGGAAGTTAGCACCTGCACTTCTTGTACATTTTGTAAAGCATAGGTAACTTCTTTATTCTTTTTATCGATTTCTTCACTTTTTAAACTTAAGTTTTTAATCGTTTCTTGAAGTGAAGCTAGTTGCTTAGCTTGCCCAGCCGCATTATTTTCAATCCACTCATGTGTATCCCAGTTAAATTTTGGATTAATTAAGCCTGTTGGTCTATCTACTACATATGGATAATCATCACCCATAAGCACATCAACAGCCACTGGCATACAGTCGTGTTTGTTATCTGATATGTAAGCTACTTGATTGTAGTAGCTACTTTCGTTAACTAATTTTTGTGCGTCTGCTTCGATTTTTTCCCATTCTGGACGGTTGTCCGTTACTTGTGTTATTTCAGTCATTTAATTTTTCCTTTCTGCATAAAAATAACCCATAGGAACGCCCTATGAGCTATTTATTTTCCGATGATTCTTAAAAAATCACTCGTTGAAATATCTTTACCGTATACAGTGTTGTCACCTGGAATTTTGACACCAATCCAGAAGCCGTTATTATCATTTTTATTATATCCTACTAGTGTAATCCTAGTGCCTGAATTGATTGTTTTATAGTAAGTATAATTGTGACCTGTCCAAGTTACACTACCATCTGGGTTAAATGTCGGTGTAGATGAACTTTCAATGTAACTGGTATCTGTTAACGTCATTGGTAAAACAAATTCTTTATTTTTTAGTAGAGTAGGATTTAGCTTTAATACAGTTTCATAAAGTTGTTGGGTATTACTTATTTTTTCGCTATATCTAATATATAGTTCACCATTTATAGTTATTCCCCAATTCATGCTAGCACCACCTTTTTAGGGATGCATAACATGCACAGAGTAATACATAAAGGTTGATACTGTAGGAATTTACCCCCCCAGATTATGTTTACTGAATCGCTTCTAACTAAAGATAAAGCATCATCAGGGAATGCTGTATTAGCACCGTTATTAATAGTATAAGAAAAGTAACCTTGTACTAAATACCACGTTGATCCATTAAATTCACATCTACCTAATATAGTGTAAATTTCGCTAGTAGAGATATCCCAATCGTGCCAATCACTATCAAACATAATAGGATATATATACACCGTATTATCTACATAGTGTAATCTGCACTTCAAACCAGCATAAGACCTATCAAAAATAGTCCCACCTATTGCTACTTTTTTGATATTTTTATCTAGCATAAAACAGTACCTTTCTTTCTCTAGTTAATAAGTGCTATTCTGAGCTGACTACCACCAGCATTAGACCAGTTCTTAGCTTGATTAATATCACTAAACTTTTGCACTACTGGCATAGTGGACCTAATCTGATTTATTTGATTTTGTAAATCACTAATTTGACCTGTGTTAGCAATATTACCTGGTCGCCCATTAACATGGTTCCAGTCAATCGTTCCAGTGAATTGCCCAGATGAGGTAATCCGCGCTTTCTCTGCACCATTCCAACGATAAACAATACTATTCGAGTTATCATCGCCAAGTTCAAAGACTAAGTCCAGGTTATCTGGACCAGTCTGTGCACCATATATTTTTACCCAATCTGTAGCACCGTACCAACCTATTCCGCCTAGATTTCCTCGATTACCATTAGCGATGTTGCTAATCCAATTAATAAAGGCAGTAGGCGCCATATTATCTGTGCCTATTTTGGATAATCTATTATTAGCATTAGCGTTGGCATTGTTAGCAGTATTTTGCGCATTAGTTACGGCCTGATTTGATGCTTTACCGTTAATTTGGTTTTGCAGATTATTAAAATCATAATCCGCTAAAACTCGATGCCACGGTGACCACGCTGTATGGCTATTATTGTAGTACATACGGATGAACATACTATTATTAGTACCATCTTCAAAATAAATCTGCTGGATTCTTTGTAATTGCCCTTTAGCTACAATTAAATTACCCCAATTAGTAGTTGGTGCATTATTTGCAGTCGTTGGATTAGAAATATAGTAATTTCCACTAGTAGTCAGATTGTTAAAGTTAGGATTGTTATAAGTGTTATCTCCATTAAGATTTCCTAAATCGTTCGATACCACTACCTTACGCCAGCCAGTCCAATAATCACCATTTTTAGAATTTATCCAAAGATAGCTATCTTGATCGTGAAGCACTACTTGTCCCCAAGCACTTATAAAATACTCAACGTAAAAGTAATTAGATCTATTCATTGGAGGTAAATTTTTTATGTTTGTAGCATTGGTATAAATTCTAATCTGTGGGCTATTGAATGATAATATATCTTCACCGTTATTCCCGTAATAAATAGGTCGGCGAATATCAATCTTAGACTGTAAATCTCTTTGTACTGTTTGCAACTCTTGATAAGTTGATAGTCTTATCCAGTCGGGCGCATTACTACCTTCCCAATATCTATAGGCTAAGTCGCCACCTGTTGCACCTGTACCCACTGGAAGCCATATTTGTGTTTTAGCGTTACCATCATAGTTATAATTTATCAGCTGCCCTCTATGATCGTGGATCCACGGCGGAGTATTAGTGTTATTTGGGTTACGCATTTTATACGTACCATTAGTAGTGAACTTATTAATATCAGTAGGGGCATCAATAACTTTAGGATTAACTAAATTATCAACCTCACCCTTGGTGTAAGTGTTAGAACTATCAGGCTTTAACGCAATTGCCTTTTGTAAGGCTTGCTTAGCATTTTCTAATTTTGATTCAATGTCGGTCTTGTTACCTTGTACCTTATCTTCAAGACCGCTTATCGCACTATTTAGATAGTCAAACTGGTCATAAGTCGTAAACTGTGCCCAATCAGTCCAAGCACCATCAGACTTATATCTTACATGGAATCCGCCGTCAATCTGCCACTGTACGACATTTTTACCATTATTAGTGCTTTGCACCACCAATACAGACGATGAATCTGAGGCATAATGTTGTGCGCCTTTAGGATTTACATAATATACGCCCGTATCTGTGATTAAGTCAGCATTTATACCTTCGTAATCTATATCACCATCCAGCTTACTTAACTTATCTTTAATAGCTTTGATATCTATATTAGCAAGATTATCAATTTTTTGATTAGTATTAATAATTGATTTGTTTATCTCCGCCTTTGTAGTGTCTAATTGTGGTCCTACAATATCATTAATACTGTCAAACTTTTTATTTATTTCGTCTTTAGTGTAAAAGATGTCAGTACTGGTAGTCCATTTACTCCATTTATTAGCTGCGCTATCAAAAGTTTGAATATATTCTTTATTATTTTGAGTGTCGTATAAAATGTGAACCGCATCATGAGCTGTATCATTACTACCTATGCTTAATAATTGACCGTGGTTACTAAATCCGCTAGGCACATTTAAAGTATTTTCTCCATTAATATAAAGAATTGAAGTTGTAAAACGCTTAGCTAAATCTTCCTTGTCAACTGCTTCATCTCCATTGTTTATTAATCCGCTACTCTTTAATTCGCTTAATGCAGCTTGTAACTTAGACTGGTCAATAAAACCCGCTTCTTGTGGTTGTATTACCACATCTACACTTTGAGATAATCCAATGTTTAAATTTATGTCAAAAGATGCTGTTGATTTACTATTAGACCCAGCAACTAATGTTTGCGCAGTAAATGATGGAGTTATAGCAAACAGCTTTTCGTCGCTATCTACAGTAGTTGATGCATACCATCCAATCGAATCAAAATTAATATCTTGACTCAAAGTAGAGTTGTTAAAAGATGCTGATACAGTAATGTTGTTAGTATTAACCTTAATGACTTGAATATTTGTTTCTAACTGATTACCAGATAATGATGTTAGATTTAGTATTTCGTCCTGGCTTAAATCGTTAACATTTTGTGTGAAAAGAGCGGCTTTAGTATAAGTTAACTTACCTTGACCACCTGCTATACTTGCAAGTTGTTGTCGTCCCACATTAGTGACGACTGTTTTATTAAATTTTTCCATGTAAACCTCCTTTTCTATTTCTATACTGTAGTTGACAATTCATAATGTTCATTCGTTGTAATAATAGCCGCATAGTAATTTTGTGAACTTGTTTCTGCTTGCCAAATTAACTTATCTAGCCATATACCTAACGCCACTAGTTGCTGTAAGCTGTTTAAAATAATTTTCTCACGCTCTACTGTACCTGCCTGACTAATTGGAATAGTGACCGCAATGTGCCTAGTACCTGTTTGCCAGATTTTTATGTTCGCATTAGCGTTTAGGGCTGTTTTTGAGATATTGGCAATACTGGTATTGGTTCCTTGTGACTTAGCTAATAAGTTTTTCATATAAATTAGGAATTTGTAAAAGTCATCGTCTTGCCCTACTCTGTAAGTCTTTCTATCTTTACCAAGTAAATCTAGAGTTGTCCCTTTAGCTAGAGATATATCGCGCCAGTTTTTAACAATTGAGCTGTTATCACTGACCGCTTCAAATGGTGCATTAAATCCATCTAGCAATTTATAAATATTACTATCAGGATCTTTACGCCAATGATCTGATATTTCGGCTAAAAGCTGACCAGTAGTTACATAAGCCATTACTTAATCACCACCTCAACGTTATCTTCATCACAACTAGGCGCTTCAAACTTCTTGCAAGTTATATCCGTACTACCTAAAGAATTACTATCAATACCGAGCGTAACCGATGCTTCTTCAACGCCTTCAATTCCGTAAATTGCAGGATATAGCTTAGTTAAATGCACAGTTTGACCCATTTCTAAACTGTTAATATTTTCAGCAATGGCTTTTTTAATTTCATCGCTGCTACTGTCTGTATTCCATTTAGCATTAGCTGAAATCTCAACTTTAACATATATTGGTTTATTTTGAGCAAAATCAAATGAAATACCTTTTTTATTGCCACTGTCATCAACGACAGTGTAATTTTTTGATCCTGTGAGAGTAACACCAGCAGCTATATGCTTAGACAATGTGTCCGCTATTTCTTGCCCTTTACCACCTAATACGTAAATATGCACCGTATATGGTGGGTTACCATACTCATCTACCTTATTTTCAGAATTTTCAACGATTCCAACTTCACGCACGCCTGGTAAATTGAGCAATGCTGACTTAATTCCACTGGCTGTAGGTCCTGGCTTGGCTGAATTTTCAAGAATTAGCCTATTTCTGTAAGTACTGTCTGTTTCGGTTTCTTGTCCTCCTGTAGCTGGTGCAGGATTAGTTACATTGATAACTTCATCATCTGGATTAGATATGATAGTAATCTTGTTAGCTTCAACGTTGTTAAAGTCACCCGTTTCATCAGATTGTACTTGCCCGATTCCTTGCCACGTTCCATCTTTTTGTTTAGTTGTTAAAACATCAGTCAAAAGGTTAAATACGATTCCGTCTTCTGTTTCGAATTGTTCTCCCGCTTGAATTAAGTATTCTTCTTCTGTAGTAATCACTATTTCAGCAAACGATGGACTAGCTACCTTTCTAGGAATACCCGCATTACTACCCAACCTATCTAACGCACTTTCTGTTGCTGTAGAAATAAAGGCAGAGTAATAAACTTGCTGCAATTCTTGGATCATTGAAGTTTCGCGCCAAGCAATTAGTCTAGCAATGATACCTAGATTAGAATTACTAGTTAACACAATATCTGAACCGAATTTTGATTGAAAATCATCTTCAACGCTATCTAATATTTCTTCGTAAGTAGGAGCAACGAAACCATTTTCAGTGATTCCGAATTTAAGTGCCAACTTCATACCCTCCTTCTACTTTACTAGTCGAATTATCTTCATGCTTAATTGTTGCTGTAAAATCAACTTCTAAACGGCGATTAGGCAACTTCTTAAACTTGATACTGGTTACATTTTCTACTTCTGGTACTTGTGCAGTAATCGCCGCTCTCATATCTGCAGACGCACCCTCTTCGTTAAAGTTCTTACCTAAAAAGTTTTGATAGTCTGCACCAATTTCAGGCGCTAAATTTTTCATTTCACCGTATCTAATATCAAGTGTCGCTTTTATTCGCTGTAATATTTCATCATCGCCATCAATCATAACCAAGTCGTGAGTTAATGGATCAATGATTAAGTCTCCATTTTCGTCTACTTTTAAATCTTTTACCATTACATTACTCCTACAATGATGCTGTCGTTACTATCGTGCAATCGTGAGCTGTTTAGTTTGAACGGCTTAGCACCGTCCCAGTTATCACTATCACGGTCTAATACAACCACAACAACTACCGCACCTTTATGCATAATAGGCTTTTTGGGACTTTCAGGTGGTATCTTTTTGCTTAAATTTGATCCAGTTTTAGCGTCTATTTTTGCAAACTCACCTGATACCTTATCAAACCATTCATCGAGGTAATAGCAACTTTTCGCAACAGGAATATCTAAAAATTGGGCAGATTTTTGTCCATCTGATCCAATTACCAGCGGTAAAATGTCCGCTACATGTTTTTTTGGATTGTATTTTACTACTGTAGCTAAATAAGCAACTTTGATGCCTGCATATATGCCATGTAATAGCTTTTCAATACCTTTATACCAGCCGCTTTGGATTTCATGCTGTGATGCCATTATTCCCCCCCTAAAGTGCTTCAAGCGAACATTGCGTCTGAAAATTATCGCCATCAGATGAATGTTTGCCAGCTTTAACAAAAAACTTACCCTTTAAGTACTTGCTTTCCATTTTGATACCCACATTAACAGTGATTTCGGGCACTAAAGGCAGTGTTATCTCCCATGTTCCCTTTTCCCCATCATCGCTGGCTTCGCTGTATGTAGGTGGCTGTAATAGGTCTTTATCATCTATTACATACCAAGTACGTTTATTGCTTTTAGGATTTACGATTTCAAGTTTTCCACGTACATATGTCATCTTAGAATTAGTCTTTTTTACCAACTGTTTGAGCAAAGTTAAAGGCTTACCTTTTGCGGTGTAAGCCTTTTTTAATTTTGGATTTTTTGCCAAATCTATTTTAGCTATCTTTATACCTGATTGGCTTGCAATCCCTTGTATAAGCTTTTTATAGCTTGTACCAGCCTTGTAAGTTTTGTTAACGAGTGAAGTTTTAGTCGATCGAGTCTTTACATTCTTATTCTTACCTTTAGAATCTTTAACTTTTTTAGTATTTTTAGATTTCTTATTATTGATTTTTAAGGCTCTAGCTTGGATATTGCTATAGTCTGTACCTTCTGTAAAGGTAATCCCAAACGTATCCGTAGTGCCATCAGACTGATTTACACTTGTTTTAGTGATATACCCTTCTGATATTATTTTCTTTTCTTTGCCCCAGTTAAAGGCTACATAGCATTTTTGTTTTTTACGGTAAAAATCTCTATGTTCTTTTGACATGTTATATAAAGTGATTGAGTTAACTGGTGGTGTGGCAGTATCACTAAAGTTGACTTCGAACCCCATAGGATAATTATGGTTCATACGTTCATTGTTATAGACCGTTTGAGTCTTGCCCTTAGAATTAGTGGTAACAAACCATGTATGTGGGTCTTTAGTAATAATACTCATAATGATACCTCCTCATCTGTTAATTCATCGCTTGTTTCATCAGGGTCATAGCCTAAAGGCTTAATTGTCGGGTCGTCTGTTTCTGACCCATTAGGATCAATAACATCTAAATAGATTTGAACATTACCTTCACCTAATTCACCTAGCCCAGCATCCTGTGCTTTTCCCGTTTCATCCATTACTCTTAAATCAATACTTGGAAGATTTGAATTCTGTAAGTCAATACCCACTAATTGATTTAACAAAAGCGGTTCTTGGCTAAGTAAGGTAACATCATCTTTTAATATCGTCACGGTGTAATAGTTTGCCACCTGGTTGTAATCAATCCTAAATGTATATATTTCACCTGCTAGCTGTATATCAAAAATATCAGGTAAATTATTAACATCTACTGGTACATAATTTCTCACGTAACCACCTACCTCACACGTAACTTTTGACCAACATAAATTAAATTAGCATTCTTAATTTTGTTTACTTTCTGCAACCATGACACTGGTTTGCCGTATTTTTGAGATAACCCCCAAAGAGTATCCCCACCTTTTACAGTAATTGCGGTGTAATTCTTATTACGATTACCACTAACCGTCTTAGATGACTTAGATGATTTCTTTTTAGTCTTTTTTGATGATGTAGTGATTTCAGCTGCATAGACGAACTGAAAAGTTATGGAACATGCTATGTCTGTTTCATAGCTCTTATATGATCGCTGTAGGTCTGAAATAATTAAATGCTTATAGTAAATATTGCCTTTATAAGTCAATTCATAGTGTCGTGAGTTCCAAGTCCTCAAAGTATCAAACTTAGCTAAAGAATCACTCATAGTCTCGCCTTTAATAAGTCCTGAAACTGTAATTGTTTTTGAACTTATACGAGCATGATCTGATCTTGGCGAGCCCTGATCTACTGGCCAACTTGTGATATTAGAAGCTGTATCATCTGATTCATTTTCTGTAGGCGCAATGTAAATAACAGTATCATCGTCACCACTACTCTGATAAATTGCTGCTGTACCTTCATTTCTGAATGATTTAGCATGTTCGCTAACCTTATTAGTAACCTGCTTTAAAGTGTACGCACGATTATCGTCTTTCTTAACCCTATCTAACTTTTTCTTAGCCGCATTTTTAGCATTTTTCAAAATATTAGAGCGTTTATCATAGCCATCTCTTGCCTTAACCGCTTGGTTTATTTTCCTTTGGATTCTACTTCTTTCTGTTGGGCTTTTCGCTTTTGATCTTTGTTTAGCAAGCTTATCAACTAAATTTTGCTTTTTCTTGCTATTAGATACAGCTTTATCGTATTGTTGCTTTACCTTATCGTACTTTTTTTGTGCATCCCTTACAGCCTTAGAAGGTTTAGGATTTTCTAAACGATATCCAAAGATAGTGCTGTCATGAGGTCCATTTTTAGGGACCCCTACTTGTACGCCTGACATTTTTACCTCCTAGCTTAAATAATTGATGGATCTGTACCAAATTCGTCTCCAATCCGAGTGAATAAATCAGTAATCTTGTCTGCTATAATTTGAGCAACATTATTAGCGTCGCTTTCAGATGAAATATTGCCATTAATGTTTATATTAACGACTGGCTGTTGCGGCTTAGATTTAATAACTTTAGGTACTTGCCTAGCTAAATTATCAATTCCAAGCTGCTTTTTAGATTCATTAGAATCATAAATGTGTACGGGTTGCTTAAATTCAGCAATTTCTGGGCCTTTTTCACCAACTAATACTTTTTGATGAAGTGGTGGGTTACCTCCCTTTGCATAGCCGTGCCCTTGTCCTAAATAACTAAGGCTACTGCCATACCTATGCTTAGCATAGTTTAAACCGGCATAAATATTAGACGGGCCATTAAATATACCGCTTGTATCACCTTTACGCTTAAAAGCCTCGTAAGTAGCTCTCTTAGTTTGCATTAATCCAAGTGCTGGACCAGAACCATCACCGTCCGGGTCTGCTCCTGGCTGTCTTGCATAAGGGTTACCACCAGATTCAGTCTGAATTTGACGTAAGACCCTATTAACCATGTCATTAGACGTTGACAGATGCAGCATGCCAAGAATCTTTTTAACAGTTCCTGCCCAACGCTGTACACCATCACCGTTAATATTGCCGCCTAGTGAGCCTTCATCACCCAGATTTTTCTTGATCCAACTAATAGCAGACCTACCAAGTTGATTTTTAGCTAAAGTAATCAAGTGGTTATCAGCCTTCATAGTCTTAGACTTAGAAGTTGCATTGTGCAACCCTCTTACTCTGTAAAAGCCATAACCCATACTCATATCGTCAGAAACATTAGTTACTCTAGCCCTTGGCGGAGTTTCATTGAACATAGTACCTGTTTCAGGATTTTTGATAATTCCTACGTGTCCTGCTGCGCCTGTACCATGACCAAAAATTACTAAGTCACCTGGTATAGTCTTACTGATATTTTTACCAAGATACTCTAAAGCACTGGAGTTTTGCATATCAACAGTTGATCGACCGGCATTAATACCAAAATGGCTTAACGCTTGTGCAACCATACCAGAACAGTCAGATGCAACTTTACTCATAGCTCCCATTACATAAGGCACACCAGCAAAAGTACTTTCAGCATACTTTAAAAATGCTTCTCTAGTGCCACCCTTGCCAGTAGCACCACCAATAGCATTATTAATTACTGTCCACATTGCATTATTCCAAGGAACACCATACTGAGCGGATGAGCTTTGTACTAAGTTGTTTGTTCCTTTTGATAGTACAGTCTTGCCGGGTGTAAGCAATGAGCTAAACATCTGCTTAAAGCTTTTAGCTGGATTTTCGCCATTTTTAGCTGCAATTTTCTTCAGCTCTTCATGACTTACGCCAGAGCCTTTAGCAAAATGTTTTAATCCTAATTGCTGAGTTTGAGTACCATTTAAGACACCCCAGCCTTTTTTCAAAGGCATTACTGTATTTCTACCTTGTGGCAAGAAAATTTCATTCTTTTCGGTAACTACAGCTTCTTGACGCGGACCAGTTTCTGCATCATTAAGCATAGCTAGGGTATTTTCAGTTAAGCGCCCATTGGCATCAGTACCAGTAGCAAACTTTACAGGTTTAATAACTGAAGTATTACCACCGAATTGACCTAAAACTTTATCAATCCCAGATATACCCTTATTTATCTGGTCGATAGTGTCACTCATTGCACTTCTAGCATAGTCGTGCATCTTGTTTAAGGCTTTACCAAAACCTTTTGAAGTGGAATTGCCAAGGCTTATAACTCCATCATGAAGTTTATTCATTTGTGAGTTAACGCCCTTACGCATTGAAGTAAAGTCTGAAACTGTATTCTTATTAGTTTTATTTGTCTGCTTGTCAATTGAACGTGTCATCTTACTAAAGTTAGACACGGCTTCTTGACGAGTCTTAGAAGATTGCCCCTTAGTGTGCTTGGTTATACCTTGCCAAACATTTAAGCTCTTACGTGCCAATTTAACCAGCGTTTGAGAAGATTTATTAGATAAGGTCTTATAGTCTGCATTTACAGCTTGCGCAGGCTTATCAGTTCCTTTAGCATAGCCCTTTAAGATTAATCCTCTACCCAAACCGCCGTTCATAACTTTTAAAGTGTCACGCGCGTTGAGAATGCGTTCACCAGAATGTACTTTTGCAATCTCTGGACCATTAACACCGAGTAAGCGAGCGTTGCCCATTGGTCTATACGCAAGTTCTGGACCTTCTTCGCCGACAAGCGCCCCATGTGTGGCAAGTATTTTGCCACCCTTGGCGTGAGATGGCATTTTATCGTACTTGTACTTGTGTTGACTACCACCACGTGCGTAGTTAACATCATTCAAAAATGCTTTAACGTTGTTTTTAGTGCCAGTCCAAGAGTTACCTACCCATTTAGCAAAATCTCCTAAATGTTTACCTGCACCATTCCAAAAATTATTCCAAGCGCTAGAAATTTTGCCAAAAGTATCATCGAAGCCGACCTTAACGCCGCCCCAAAATGAGTTCCAACCTTTGCCAAAATCCTTTTTAAAGGTATTCCATTTTTTAGGTAAAGTATTCCAAAAATTATTCCAGTTTCTCTTAGTTCCATTCCAGGAATCAGACGCCCATTTTTTAGTATTCTTCCAAAATGAATTCCAACTTTTACCAAAACTTGACTTAAAGGTATTCCATTTTTTAGGCATCGAGCCCCAAAAACTATTCCAATTGCGTTTAGTCCTATTCCATGAGCTCTTAGCCTGCCTATTGGATTTATTCCAGAATGAATTCCAGCCTTTACCAAACTTACTCTTAAAAGAGTTCCATTTTCTTGGCATTGAGTTCCAGAAACCACTCCAGCTAGATTTCATTTTTGCTAAGGTTTTACGAGTGTTAGATGGAAGATTTTTAAAAAAGTTATGACTAGCCTTAATACCCTTATTCCAGCCCTTATGGATATTGTCACCAGTTTGCTTAGCCCATTCTTTTATGGAACTGTTAGTTTTACCTATATTTGATGGAAGGTCATTAAACCACTTTTTAATGTCCTTTACACCAGTGTTAAAGCTGGTTCCAACATTGCTAAACCATTTCTTTGATGACTTACCAAAGGCTTTCATATCATCGCCACGTTTGCCCCAAAATGAATTCCAATCAGAAGCAAAATCAGCAAAGAATGTCTTTGTAGAATACCCAAAGTTTTCCATTGACCAGAATTTTTTGGGTGGCTTCTTTCGTTGAATACCTTTAGTAAAGCTATTTACCCAGCTACCACCAATTTCGCCAGCCTTTTTGCCAACAAATGCACCTACTGGGGCTAGCATAGGACCAACAACGGGAATTAAACTCGTTAAAGCACCGACAGCGATTGAACCTACTCCACCACCAATATCACGACTTCTTTTTGTTGCAGAGTGTCTATCTTTAAAGGCTTGATAAATAGATGTTCCAGCTTCTAGGGCTGTACCTGCTATCCCAAATGCCTTACCGGCAGTGCCGCCTAAAACTTTGCCGCTAGCTTTCATGCTCTTGAATTTAGCTAATGGACTAAGTTTTGCACCACTGGCGATATCTGACATATAGTTGCCAATAGAGCCAGTCAACCCACCTTTTTTACTCAATCCTTCGCCAAGGACACTAAGAATAGATTCCCCGTTTTTAACAGCTTTAATTGCTTTACCTACTCCAAGAATTGCATCTTTAAGTTTTATGATGTTCTTATAACCTTTTAGAGCACCAGAACCAAGACTAATTAACGGATTAGTAGCCGCCTTAATTCCTTTTACAGTAGCAATTGTGACAATAGAATCAGCAATTAATTTAATAGCTGTCTTATTCTTAGATAAAGATTTAGCCCCTTCTGCTAGTTGGTGCAGCGTATCGCCTTTAGAATTTTTGCTTATTAAACCTGTAGCTTTACCAATAGATACAATAATAGTACTGAAATCTTTCCAAGCTGCTTTGCCAACTTCACCAGTTATGGTAATTAAGCTACTTGTCAAAGTTCCAATGTCTTTTGCGTGTTTACCAAGCCAGCCAAAAAACTTTTTTGATTTGCTGTTTAAAGCATCTAAAGTTTTATTAAGGAACTTTGTAGTATTAGTGGCAACATTATGTCCACCTAGTGCCTTAGATATTGAGTTATTAAGTCCAGTAGCCCATGTGTTACCTAATGTGCTAAAGCGTTTCATTGTGGATTTATCAGAGACCCACTTTGATACTGCAGAGGCAAACGGGCTTTTCATATTTGTAAACGGCTTAGTTAGTTCGCCTGCAATTCGTTTGCCGTTAGCTTGGATAACCCTTCGCATACCGGGTAAAGTTTTAGTAAAGTTACCCGTTGCATTCTTATAGCTATCAGATAGCGTATTTAACGCTGTTACAGCAATTTTAGATGATACCTTACCTTTAGACATTTCATCGTTAAATTGCTTCATAGATAGCTTGGTATGATTTTGCTGGTTATAAGTCTTTAATAATTGACTACGATACTCGGGGAATACGTTAACGAAGGACAGCATGTCCTGTGCGCTTACCTTTTGATTAGCCAACATCTGACTAAACTGAGTACCGAAATTCATTACAGCATCATCAGATTTGCCGAACGCATCTTGCAAAGTTAAAACATCTTTGGTCAGCCTGCCTGTTTGACTAGCACTCTTATTGATGGCGTAAAACTTCTGGGACAGCCCATCAACCATTTCTGTAGAGTTTTGAGCAGCTAAAGCCATGTCATTGATTTGTTTAACCATGGCTTGCCCTTTACTTGCATTTCCTGTTAATGTAAGCCAAGTAGCATTCATAGTCTGCTGTTGTTCATTGAACTCTTTACCAGCATTGAAAGCTGACGTAATACCGTTTTTTAATTTTCCAAATAATGATGTTGCGGCAGTACTCAAAACATTAGCAGAAAATACAGATTTAAAAATAGAGTGAGTTTTTCCCGCTTCTTTATTTGTTTCAGCCAGCTTGGATTTCAAGACTTGAAAAGGTGTAGGCCTTATCTTATCCATGGCAGACTGAGCTTCTTTAATTCCACCTCTATATTTAGCTATAGCTGTTGCGTTTTCATTAATCCTTACTTGCTGACGCTTATACGCTGCACTTACTTCACCAGATGAGGTGGCAATTTTTTCTAGGTTTTTTTCTAGATTTTCTTGCTTTTTATTAAGCCGCTCTATTGCAGTCGAATAGCCTAAAACTCTTTGCTTATTAGCTTCATAGGTCTTCCCCTCTGCATCTAAGCGCTTAATAAGTGATGCGGTAGCCGTATCCATTTGATGGATTGTAGTAGGTATTTTAGTAGGGGCATGCATGCCACTAAACATTTTGTCCGCTTGACCTAATTTTTTAAATAAGCCCCCAATTTGTCGATTAGCTTTTTCAATTTCGCTAAAATCAACATGCGCACTTAAATTCCATCCCTCATGTGCTGTAGATTCCATTTATAACCTCCTTTCTACCAAAAAAGAGCACCACTTAGATTAGTGATGCTCTTTTGTTAATTATTTTGACTAAAGAGCTGCCCAATGCCGTAACTAACAGAATTAGCACTAGCTTTTACATCGTCTGTAATGTTTCTGCTTACCACTTCACTTATAACAGCTAACTGATCTTGGCTTGCATTTTCTAAAAGCTCCCATGGTACTCCATGTATAGCTAGTCTTAATTGAGTTTCAACTTTATCAGCAACTTTATTAATCTGATTTCTATCTAAGTTAATCGTTGAGAAATTGAGCGATAAAATCCATAATCTCATCGCACGCTTCAATTAATCCAGGGTGTTCATCGAAAAATGCAACGCTTTTAATTACTGGTTGTACGATTACATTATTAGAAATGACATCATTCATAAATACTGATCGGAAGTAACCTTGTTCGCCGGGCTTCATACAGTCGTCTAAAATTTCCATCGCAATCTGTGTACCAGGATAACGAAGCATTAGTTCATATTCATCTTCTTTTCCTTTATGAATCTTAATGATACGTGTATTACCCAATTTTGAAGGAATTGCAGCCGCTTCAGCCTTCTTTTTTTGTTCTGCTAATTGATCTGCTAACTTTTGAGTTGCATTTTTCTTTGCTACTGCCATTTATATAATCTCCCTTAATTATTCCTAAAATTTGACTAAATATTTAATCTAAAATGCTTTCAATTTCTGCGTTAAGCAAGTGAATTTGCCATGCTCTAGTTCCAGCCTTTTCACCGCTATTTACTTCTGGCATTTTAGCAATGTAACAGTGTGTACCATATACATGTTCTGCACTGTTTCTTACATCCACTGCGAAGTTTTGACCATTAACACCACGATTATATAAGTCAATTAACACTTTGTTAGATGGTGACATTTGATTAAGGTTAAGTGTCATAGTCGCACTAGTCTTATTGTTTTGTGATGCTACAGAAGTACCCATAACATCAGTATCTACAGAAACACGATCGTTGTCCCATGTAACTTGTACAATATCACCACTAGCAGCATATCCGACCATTACATTACCATCAACAACGATAGTAGAATCTGCACCATTAAAGGTTGCCATTAACCCAGTTTGTGGGGAATTTGCGTTTGCCATATGTATTTAAAACCTCCTTATTAAGCAGTAATTGTATCTGATTGAATAGTACCGTTTACAGTTACAGTGTGAATTGCGCCCGCTCTGTGGTATCTAAATGATAATCCAGCATAATGACGCTTAGAAATGTCAGAAATTGATTGAGCAGAACGTGGAGTAGTAGTAACTGTGTAATCACCTTTACCAGTAGTTTCATCAGTTAAAATGATTCCATGTTCCCATGCTGTTTGTAGAACCCTGGTTACGACAGATGCAACTAAGCTAATACCAGTTGCGTCGTATGATATCTTATCGTTGGTTTGGAGCAAGTTTTGTAACTCAGCTTCAATGTTGGATTTAATCCAAATATCACCGTGCAGATTATCAATATATTCACCTGATAAAGTCCAGCCCTCTGTAGTTTGTCCTCTACCATTGATAGAAATGTAAGAAATTGCGTGAGCTGTATCAATGGTTGCTCTTTCAGATACGGTTAAATCATCTGGTGTAATTTCTTCAAGCTCTGCAAACTTCCAAGTTACTGAACCAACAGTCTTAGAGGCAATAGCTCCAATAAAAGCTGCGTCCATTGCTTCTTTAGTATCGTGTACAAGACCAATAGTATAATCTTGCCCGACAATGCTTTCATAGTCTGCAACATTCTTTGACTGAAGTACCAAGAAGTGATCCTTATTAACTTCGAAAATATTAGATGCATTGGTTACATCATCGTTAAAGATATTGTCTGCAAAAATCGCAAACGTCCAATTGTTATACCAAAAGTTCTTTAATGCGACATCAAGTTTACCAGCTGGGTAGCTTAAAACTGCTACTCTATCAGATGCATTTTTTTGTGCAAAGTAAGTATGTGCTTTCTTTGCTACGTTAGCATCTTTTTCATAGTCTTCTTCAACTGCGTCCGCATTAGCGTATTCCTTATAAACTGCGCCACTTTCAGCATCAGTTTTTGACATCAACAAACCAGCTACTTTAGTTGCCTTATTAGGTGTGGAATTTTCGCCAGCTGAGGCGCTTGGTGTTGGTGTCTGAGTCAAAATTAAAATATTGCCCAATCCAATTAATGGACGTGGCTTAACAATAGTAAGTAACACATCAATGTCTGAATTCCGCTTAAAAGGCGAAACTGCTGTTACTGTATCTGACATATATACCTCCTAATTTTCTTCTGTAGTATCTATAGTTTTTATTGTTGTATTAGGAATTGGATTAAAATCTAATTCTTCTTTTTTATATGTAATGCCACCTAAAACCTCGAAAGAACAATCAAAGCCAAAGTCACAGTCATAGTTAATTCCTGCTAAAGAAGTTCTATCTTGTGTATTGGTTACTATCTGAGGGACAATTTTAGCTTGATTAAAAAAATGCCTATACATTTCATCGTGTAAGGCGTCATTCAGCTTAGTAGCCATTTGATTGGCTTCAAATGGTTCGTGAGCGTGGCAATCTATTTGTAACAAGCAAGTAAAGGGTCTTACCTTACCTAACCAATCAGATGTAACTTCCTGCATCGGAGAAATAAAATTGTAGGTTACATAAGGATATTGCTCTCTTTCATTAACCTGATTTTGATAAATAAGGTCACAATCACAAACCACATTCACAAGCTTGCCCAAAATAAAAGCTAAAAGATACTGGTCTTTTAGCTCTGGTTGTTTATATACCATCTGGGTGTTGTTTATCCCCTTTCAGTTCATAAACTATTAAGTTCGAATAATCTTGATAATTAGAATAGCTAATAACTCTATACTTACCGCCCTGTGTTTCACTTTCTACAATTGTTCCAATAGGATATTTGTCACTTGAAAGCCAGATATAATCGCCTTGAATGCTAGCCCCACCACTTAAAAGTTGGGCTAACTGGGCCGAACTATTACTATTAGGTAAAAATGGTTCATGTCTGAGTTCAGGGGCTTCATAATCTTCATTTTCTGATGAATCTCTTATACCAGCTACAAAATGAAAATTATGATTGTCATTAGTATCATTCGGCTTATATACCTTGATATCAGTACCATAGTCTTTAAGCATCCCTTTAACATCAATGTAAAAACTCATTTTACCCTCCTTAAATTGGAATAATTTTATAAGTGATTGAGCGTTGTAGGTTACCAGTATCTACTAAAGGATTATTAGACCGCTTATAGTCAACAGTTGCAGGAGCATTAACTGGCTTAGATAGTCTAATCGCAGACTGCCTCATTAAAGCTACTGCTGTAGTACCTAACTGATTTAGTAATTTATCAGCTGTACCGCCTTCAAAAGTAATATTATTAACACCTTTTTCAATTAATCTTTTAAAAGTTGCCCCATTTTCAAGCAAGGCAGTTCTCATAAAAGGTCTTGATGGTATAGTAACTTCTTTTACTAAGTAAAAATAAACTTTTATTTTGCCATTTTTACTTTTAGTGTAAAGTACATTCTTTTTATTTGATCTACGTAAGCCCTCTATTTCACTTGGCTTTTTAGGTAACCCATCATCGCCCCTGGCATATCTGGTAGGAATAGTTAGCCAATTACCTTTTTTAGGGACGATATGAGCGCCATATTCATTAGCTCTCACAATTGTTAATAATCGACTGTTTCTTTCTCCAAAGAAACCAACAGCTACTTGATATTCATTAAGTTTTTTTAACTCTTCAAAAACCTTATCCCAGTTGTTATAACCTTCTCTTTTAATCAATGCTGGATCACCGCCACATGTGCGCGTCCGCCATTAGCAAACTGTTTGTACAAGCGTAAGTACATTTGTCCCCAAGTTGAAGTATTTAGCCACCCTTGTACATTAATTTTTGATCTATAAGTTCTTTCAATAACGCTAACCTTTTCACTGGCTATACCTTTAGCACTCGCTTCTGAGTCCATCGAAGCAAGATGTAGTGTCATATACCTAGTAGCTAGTTCTTGAATCGGAACTCTTACACGACCCTGATTAACATATTCTGGGAATCCATCTGCTAAAACCTGAATTGTTGCATCATTAATAAGTGCTGTTAAAGTTTCATCAGACTTATCGCTTGTTAACTCTGGTGCGGTTGCCTTGACCTCTTCTAAAGTTGTTAGTGGATTCATTTTTTAACCTCTAGGCTTTAGTTAAACCTGGCATTTGTACAAAATGCTTTGGATAACGCACTACAACACCGCCAAATTTTTCGTGATATTTGATTTCAGTGCGTGCCTTAAAGTGTTCTTGATATACTCTTTCCAATGGAATAGCTGTAGGAATACCTGCAGTGTCAGCATCATCAAGATAAGCTAAAGCCATATCTTGTTTTCTACCTGTATACTTAGCTTCAAGTTCTTTGATAACTCTAACTTCCTTAAAGTATTTCTTTACATAGTCTTCAACACTGTTGTCTCTATATTCGTTGTAAAAAGTATCAAGCAATGTTTCTATACCAGCGGTAACTAAAAGTACAGGCTTATCATTAGAATATCCGAGGTCAGTTATTAAGTGAGATGCTTTCTTGAAGTAATTTAGCATCTGTTCGCCACTCATTTCTTCAAGAATTTTTTCCGGCTTTAACTCTTGAAAACCAGTTTTATCCTTTGAACTGGTAATACCGTTAATATTGTCATCCTTTACGCCATTAAAGATAACTTTATCTTCATATTCAGCCATTGCTCGCATAGCTTGATTACCACGACGAGTTAAAAATTGAGTATCACCAGCTGCATTAGCTTCTTCTAATTCTATGTCAGTATATTCAATTCCGTATTCCCATTCGGTCATTGGCATATATTGTCGTACCCTTGTTTCGTCACCTACTGGCGTATCGGTATTTCTACCAGTTTCACTTGCACGGCGTGCCTTACCAGTAGTTTTGATTACATCATAACCATATGATGATGCGGTTCTTGGTACTGGGAATGACTTAAATAAGGAACGCCCAGCTAATTGAATTTTTGCTTGTTGATAGATATGAGTATCTAATGCAATTAAATCACGTTTACTAATTAAACTCATATTATAAGGCATTAATACTTACTTCCTTTCTACTTACCTGTTTCTTGTGTTCCACTTGGTGCAGCTTGTTTATTTGAAGGGTCTTGTTTTACGTCTGGTGCGGTTAGATTAGTGTTACCTGAGTTATTGTCAGCATTAGCAGAATCAAAGACAACACGAGTTTGTAAGATAGCTGTGTTGCCCTTATCACCAGAGCTTAAAAAGACACCTACGATCTTATCGCCAGCACTTGCCGCCTTAAAGTTACCATCTGCATCAACGGTGGCATTTTCGTTTTCGTTAACATCTTCACTGATTGGTACTGCAATTGTTCCATCACGCAGCACATCAACAGCATTGCCTTTATACCAGTGGTCATTTTCCATTTCTTCAGGTACAAAGTCGATACTTTCTGTCCATTGACGCTTCAATACAACGCCAAAGATAGGCGCCTTAGTAGCTGGTACTGCTAGACCGTCTTTAATAACAACTGCTTGACCAAACTTTAAATCTGCACCAGCTGTAACAGTGTTAATACTGTAATTTTCAAGGGTTGCAATCTTACCAGCACTCAAATTACCATCAGAATATAATTCTGGGTCATCTAAAATAGCCATTTATATCATCTCCTTAATAATTGTAAATAGAGTTGCGAGCTTCCATAGCCTTAGATTCTAAGTCACTCAATGAATCGCCCTTAATTTCTGCACCAGTATAGCCAACTACTGAGCTAGGCTTACGGTTAGCTACCATAGAATCAAAGTAGGCATTAACATATTCATTTGACTTATTATCAAGGTCGATCGAATCATTAACAGTCTTAATTGCTGCCTTTTTCATGTCTTCTAAGGATTTACCTTTAAAATCGTATGAATCTCCAACATAGCTCTTAACGACCTTAATTAAATTCATTCGTTCTTCAACAGCCTTGTCTAAGGCATCGCCTTCAAATTTAGACTTATAAGTTGCTAATTCCTTGTCAAGAGAATCAGCCTTAGCTTGTGATTTATCTGCGCTAGCTTGCGCTTCATCCGCATTGGCTTGTAAAGCAGCAACTTTAGACTTATACTCTTTGATTTTAGCTTCATATTCTGCAATTTTTTTATTAGAGTCAGAATTGTCAGAGTCAAGCTTCATAAGCTTATCTACGTCTTGTGATGCAACGGTAATATCAGTACCGTTAACATGTACTTTAGTAGTTTCCATTAATTTTTGTTCCTCGCTTTCATCTTCTATCAGCATTTCTGCACTATCACCAGTTAAACGAACAGAATGCCCTGCACGCCCCCGCTTTACTACGGCAATGTGATTAATTTGAATATTTTTTTGAATACTGTCATATGTCATCCCTTTATAATTCCCTTTTACTGGGTAATTATTAGTAGAAAATCCAATAGATAGTTCTTGTTTATCACCTTTAAGTACTCTATCTATTAAGTCCTTATTGGTAATAGTCATATCAACTTTAATCATCCCATTTTCAGCATGTGCATTGTCGGCTGTAAATCCTTTCATGTACTTTTCAGAATTTCGGGAATTTACAGCCTCTTTGGGGTGATCTTCTGTTATAGGCTTGCTATTAGCTGTTTCGATGGTGCTATCCGTAAGTAAATCATCCGGAAGTTTAGCTTCCATCGTTACCTGCCCTTTAGCATTTATGTAAGGGAAGACACCAACCCTAGCAATAGGTACATTATCAGCATGTAAGTAGCCAGTTTGTTGGTCTAGCCTTAAATTATTGATAGGTGCAGAATCGTACCTAGTAAGCATTTTATTTGCCTACTGGAACTGCAACGGGCTTAGTTGGAATTTTAAGTTCTTGCCCTTCTTTAATTCGTGGGTTGAGCTTATCTAAGCCATTAAAATACCGCAATTGTTCATAACCAATGTGGTACTTGTTAGCAATATCTAACAATGTTTCACCTTTAGCTACTTTATGCACTGAGTTATCCACAGCTTCACCTCCCTTCAATGGTGGTTTAACTTCAATTGGTGCGGTTACCTTTGGAGTAACCAATGGCTTAATTGGAGTATCTAAAGGTTTAGTTTCTGTTTCATCTACATTACTTACTTGGTCAGTTTTGACCACATTTTTAGTATCTTCCATGTAAAACCTCCTATTTTGTGTACAAAAAAGCACTCTATTGAGCGCTAAAAGATTGGTAGTGCAACACAACGACACCTAATTGGTTGACCGGGTCTTTGACCATTATCTCCACCATTAGGATCATCATATTGTTGCTCTGTTTGATTTAATTCTTGGTGTTTCGGTCTAACTCTTTGATCTTCTACGGATTGCCATATATAAGACTTTGCACCAGCTGTTTTTGCCCTGTACGAGTCTAAGTCACTGATAATTGAGCCCGTTTGGTCATTAGCTATCAGCGAGGCGTGCTTTAAACTCATATTTGTACGCTTAACAATGTTTTTAGTCAGACCAGTTACACCATCTCCACTAGTAATACTTTCATATATATCATTTTGTAGTTTATCAATGTAATCATTTCTCATAGATTTGATGAGAGATGTATTTTCCTGTATACGAGTCTTAACATAAGCTGCCGTTTCTTTATTGCTCTTAATAGGATCAATACCAGCTATTTTCGCTTGTACTTTTACATTATTAAAGCTAAAGCTATCAACAGATTTAACAAATTGCTTAGTTAAATTATCTAAATATACATCGCTTTGACTATGTTCTATGGTCGACTTCATAATTGCAAAATATAAAGATAGGCTTTCGATCCAACTAGGGTAGCCAGTAAAATTATCATCTTTCAGAAATACATTACCGCCCTTGATATTCTTAGAAATATAAACATCTACAATACTTTGAGCTATAGTTTGCCATGATTTAACTAGCTTTTTTAATTGCCTTTCGTACCATTGTTCTATTTTTAATGGATACCTGGTAGGCGGTACATTTCTAGTGATCTTTTTGATTTCTTTATCATTTAGTTTTTTATTCATTTTTTAAATTTTTCAATCTTTTTAATGATATCAGATTTAAATCTTTCAACATCGCTATCACTTATATCTAGACTATCTTCTTTAGTGGCTTGCATTCCGCTAATCTGGTTATTATCTTGACCATCTATGAGCTTAGCCGCTTCATCTGGGGCTTTAATACCAGCGTTGACTAAGGTCGCTGCAGCATTAGCATAATTAACTAATGTCTCGCTTTGAGTCTTATCATCTGGGCTATATAGCGGATTAAATTCAAGCTTCCAATGCAATTTTTCAGGATCTTCACTACCTCCGGCAACATCACTAGCCCACATAAGCAATTTAATAATATATTCGATTTGTGGTCTCAAATATTCTTCTTGAAAAGCCTTAATTGAGTCATAGTAGTTGACCACATCTTGACTAGCCCCCGCCAAGGTACCAGCTTGTTCGCCAGTCAATACGGATTTAGGAATTTCGGCTGAAGTACATATGTTTTGCCAAGCAAAATTGTACAATTCGCTAATTCCGGACGTTTGTGTTGATAATTTACTCAGTCTGTCAACATCATTTAAAACGACAACACTTTCTGTAGACATTCCTTGTTCTAGCTTGGTTTTGTCTCTCTCAAAATCAGCAGCATTTTCTTCTGCCATAGAACGGCTATTTAAAACTTTTAATGTATACTCATACAAAATCTTGCCAGTTGAATATAAAGCAGTGTCTAGTGTTTTTAGTGGATCTAGACACTTTTCAAGCACGGATGTGCCGTGCCAGTCATCCTCCATCTTATCTAGCGACAAGTGGAAGTATCGACTACTATCGATGACTACTGGCTTTAAAACCGTTGTTTTCGGTATTACATTACCTTGATTGTCTATCTCATCTCCGCTTTGATGAGGATCTAATACAACGGCGCTTTCTTTACCATAATCTTCTCCTGTTGGATCATCATTAGTAAGATTTTTCCTTACATGATTTTCTCCAAAGGCATGAATGAAAGAGATACTGCGTATATTTTGAGGATCTAGCGGCTGATTTAACGATGTTGGTATATTTTCCTTAACGCCAAAAGTAATATAACCATCACCATGTTTTCTCTGATATATAACCTCTTGTGCAAGTACTTTTTTTAAATCAAGTGCATCTAATGCTTTTTGATATTCTGCCTGCTTAGTAGGATTATCAGGAATGATTAAGCGCCAGCCGTTTCTAGTCGCATCTTGAGCTGGCTTAGCTACTATGGTGTGAGCTATACCATTACGCTTATACAGATTATCTAGCGTATCATAATCCATTTCTTGACCATGAAACGGCTGCGGTCGAATGCTACCAAACTTAGCAAACGTACGCCCTCGACTGTCATAGTCCATAAAGTCAACCTTGAACTCTTTTTTAGGCTTGAATACATCAAATAGTCCCATGTTTCACCTCCTTTAAATAAACCGTGGACCATGATATTTTCTAATTTTCATGTTGTTTAAAGCCTGTGTCATTGCGTCCACACGGTCATCATGTGGTGCATTAGGGAAGGAATATACTTCTTCTAGCCAATCTTCAATTTCAGGTTTCCAAAGTGGGTGCGGTACATAGACGTTGCCAGACTCCCATAAAGGTGATACTGCACTAGCACGGACAATTTTACCTCCATCAGGTTCAATAGGTATAATTCCACCAATTTCACTTTTTAAAGTATCTATAATGGCAGAACCATTAGCCTTGTCTTCAATGTATTTGCTTCTTGCTTGTGGATAAAGTCTCGTTAAATACCTAATTTTATCTAGTGTTTCAGTGAAAGATAATCTTTCGTGCACCGAATTAGGCATAAAAAAGTAGTCTGCATCCTTTCTAGTCCATACTTGACCTGCTACGAAGTCATCATTTTCGCCACTCTTAAAAGTAGCATCCCAACTTTGACACCATCCATCTAAGTGACGCGGTAATATTTTTACTTCTTTTTCAGTCAGACCAAGCTTGTACATTGTTTCTTTATCAGGGACATAAAACTTAGTCCACTCGCGCTTAAAGATATTACCACCTTGAATAGTGGGGCTTTGTTGATATAGGGCTGTAAATTTTTGTGTCCCCATGTCGTGCTTGTGGATTTTCAGCTCTTTTAAGCTGTGTAATTCAGGGCACAAGGCTTCACCATTATGTCGTCCTATAATATCTACTTCACCTGGAGCTAATTCTGCGATAGCAGGTAATTTAATCTCTTCCCATGGTAAAGACATCTTTTTTAATAATCGTCCTGCTAGGTCATCTTGCTGCCATCTAGTCATGATGACTATAACAGACCCGCCTTTTTGGAGCCGTGGATAGAAGGTTAAGTTCCATTCGTTCCATATTTTATCTTTGATGGTCTGTGAGCTTGCTTCTTCCGAGTTTTTTACAGGATCATCAATAATTAGCAAGTCTGCTGACATACCTGATGCACCACCTAACATAGATGTAGCCACAAAACTCCCACGATGATCTTTTACCGTAAACTCATTGGCAGTATTCTTGCCTATATCTAATCCAAAAACATGAGCCCATTTGATATACTTACGCCGATTATCTGTAGCAAATTGACCAGATAAGCCGAAAGCGTAAGCTGTCTCCATAACTCTTGCTTCTGGGTGTGTTAGCAAGTAGTAAGCACCAAACGTTTTAGTGATAGATAAGCTCTTTCCGTGCTGTGG